ATGCAATCTATATCAACCAGTGAGCCCAATTTGTTTGGTGGCTTCCTACCTCTGGGTAGTCGATCAATATGTACGTGTGCTTCTATACGAGAGCTTTTTCCACAGCGGTATTTCTAATCTGGCCCGCCAACCTTATGTGTTGGAATGTTTTGCCTGTATGTGATGTTCTAGCAATGCCTGTTTAAGTTTGTCTGATCCGCCTACTCTAACATTAATGATACCGTTGTAGTAATCATCTGTTTCAAGTACACGCCTATCAAACTGCTCTCTTGCCTCTATGTAGGACATTTCACCCCTACCTTTACAAAGATATAATATTTCTCTTGTAAAGTTTTCCTCGCCTAGTGCGGCCACGTCTGCGTTTAGTCTATCTGAACTACCGTAGTATGTTTGCCAATCGCTTTCTTTGTAGCCTCGTCTTTTATTTTTTTTGCCTTTAAGTGGTGGCTTAGTGGTTTTAAATTTTGCTAGTTTCTTGCCTACGTATTTTTGGCCTGTAGTGGTATTTGTGATGAGATAGACAAAACCTTCGTATTCGTCTGGTAAAATATCTATCTCTTTGCCTTCATAAGTCCACTGCATCAATGTACTTATTATTTGCCTTGTTTTTCTGCCTGTTTCTTGGCTTGATACGTATCGTGTATCTCGTCCATTCTTTCTTTTGCAAGTTTACGAATTTCACGCAACCACCTACGACTTGATAGATGAGTCCTATGAGACTCTCTAGATACAAATGCTTCGTTAGCTTTAAAGTATTCTAAGTAAGCCTTTGTTAATTTGTCGTGTGTGTCGTCGTTAATCATTCTACTATATCAATATCATTTTCATAACTTGTAAATCCGTTTTCCTTAACAACTTTCATAACGTAATTAACACGTCCCACTAGTTCGTCCTTGTGCGAGATAAGGAATACATTCTTGTCGCCTTCTCTACCCATCTTCTTAAGAACACTAAGTGAATTTTCAACACCAGCAGTATCCATACCGCTATCGATCAGCTCATCAATAAACAATAAGTTAATCTTTTGATATAAACTCTCCCATACATCACGGAATGCAAAGCTCATACCTAGTATAAGTCTATTACGTTCACCTCTTGACAAGTTATCAAAGTCTAAATCCTGCCCCAGTTGTGTTATTTCAACGTTCAAATCGTTTTGGAATACAACTTGATGCGGCAATCCTAGCTTATCAAGATAGTATGTAAGTCTGTTGTTAAGATACATCAAGTTCTGATCAATAATCTTCTTACGAATGAAGCTATCTTTGTTAGTTAACAGTTTTAACAAGAAGTCCTGATGATCTTTATAATCAGTAAGCTCATTAACAGTAGTCCAGCTAATTTCTTGTATTGCACTATTGTTTAATTCATCAATTTGTGACTGATACGGGTCAACATCGTCTTGTTTGTTAGTAAGTGCTTGTTTTAGACTATCAACGTTCTGTCTATGTTCATATGCTTCCTTTGCAGTTTCATAAAACACAGTAGGTTTACCATTAATGTCACCAATACTATCAAGACTTTCCATAACAACTTGCACTTTATCAGTAATTTCGGTTTGATATGCTAGTGCATCTTCAAGTTCTTTATTTTTGCGCTCGGCTATCTCTAATTTTTTGTCTATGTGTAGCTCTTGCCCACAAGTGTAACACGTAGCATCCTCTAGCTCTAAAATATCTTTGTTTAACTTTTCTACTGCCCTACCTGCACGAACTAATGCAGGTTCAAGGGTGCTTAACTCTTTTTTAAGGCCTAAAATAGCATTATTATGCTCATTCCACGTTTGTAACCTTTCGTGTGACGCAAGTTCTGTCTCAACATCTAAATGTTCTAGTTCATCAATTGCTTTAACTAACTTATCTGTGTCTTGCGACTTCTTAGCAAGCCAAGCACGTTGGGTACCTTGTAAATTTAGTATAGTAGATTCAATTTTACTGTTAGCAGTTTGCATTGCTTCAATTTTTAGTGTTTCTTCTGTAATAGATTCCTTAGTTTGCTTAACTTGATCTTTCAATGTATCAGCTTTTTCACTTAGTATAGTAATACCTAGTAACTGTTCAATGATAGCACGTTGATCGTTCTGCCGCATACTTAAAAACGGTTCAGTATATGTGTTTAATGCAACAATATGCTTAAACATATCGTGCGACATATCTAATAAGTCGTTAATAAACTCTTGTGTCTTACGACTGTCACCTTGCGACTCATCTGTCATTTCTTGTTCTTGGTCGTCTACAAAAAACTTTAATAGATTAGGCCCACGGCCGCGCTCAACACGATAGTCAACATTGTTCTTTTCAAAGTGTAGCGTAACAAGCATACCTTTTGAGTTTGTTTTGTTGATTAAGTTGTTAGCTCTAATATTTGTAAGGGCTTTACCGTACAATGCATATGATAATGCATTAATGATAGTAGTTTTACCTGTACCATTACGTGATCCGCTGTCGTCACCACCTTGATCTAGATTCTCTCCTAGTACAAGTGTTAGTTGCTCTCGGTTAAAATTAATAGCTTGGGTTTGATTGCCCACACTCATAAAGTTTCGTACTGTGAGGTCTTTAATTTTTATCATAGTTCGTTGTAAATGTCCATAAGCGTCTTCTTATTGAAGTTGTCTGAGTCGATTGCGGCAATTTCACCAGCAACAATTTGATCGACACTTTCAAATTGTTGAATATCTAGTTGTGTACTAATATCTTCTAGGGTTTTTTGTGGAATTAAACTAATTTCACGACACTTGTACTGATTAATAAATGTTTCTTTAATAAAACTTGCTTCTTCGTAGCTAATAGGTAAATCTAAGTTAACACGCAAATACATATTAGGTTTAATAAATGTATCAGCTTCGTCTATTAGTTTACTAAGTTTAACTGTTCGATACTTAGGACACTCTGACCAATTAAGGTATTCAGGTTCTTTATTGTTTTCTCGATCAAGTATCATCATACCGCGATCGTCATCCCACGCATCAGCATAGTTATGTGGAAATGCATTACCTAAGTAGTGTACTACACCTTGTTGCTGGCGCTTATGGAAATGTCCACTAAACACGTATGATTGGTTCTTAAAGTCTTCTGCTCTAAGCTCTCCGTGATCGGGCATTTGCACCATAGCGTTCATATAGAAGCTAGGAAGTTCAAAATGTCCGAATACATACTTGCTTTTTAGCTTGCGTAGCTTCTTCCATTCATCACCGACTAACCAAGGCACAATAGTTACATCCTCAATTGTAGTAATTTCGTCTACAAATGTAATACCAGGAATATGTTTTGCAAATGCTGTACTGTTAACGTCACGTTTGTCTTTATAATACAAGTCGTGGTTACCATCGAAGAAGAAAAATTGCTCAAAGGCAGCACCTAGCTTCTCCATACAACGAATAGTAGCGTCCATAGTAGTTAAGTTAAGGCTGTTTCTATTATGATGCCAGTCGCCACAGAAGATACCGGTTTCACAACCGTTAGCTTTTGCTTGTTCTATGTACCAATCTATGAAATCTTCACAGTCTTGGTTATGTACTTTACTATTACCTTTTAGACCAAAATGTATGTCTGTAAAGACAGCTGCTTTCTTAAACAATAGGGTTCTCCATTCATATTATTAATATAATAACGTCTTTGCAAGGCTAAGTCAACCTATTTTGGCTCATATCTTTTAACACTTGATACTGGCTGATGTCTTTTAACACTTGCTTCCCACTCGCCTTGTGACTGTCTAGTATAACTTGGACTTAGGTCATTCATTTCGAGAATATCGTCTCTAATGTTTTGATTACGTTTTTCTATGTTAATAATGCGTACAAAGCTATTAGTTACAGCAGCAGTATAGTAAGCAAACGGATTGTCTGACTTAGATTCGTCAAATTGTAAGCCTATTTGTGCTAATTGTAGTATTGCTTGACCACGCATTTCATCATTGTATGTATATCCACGCACATTACCTCTTGTAGCATAACGTTCACACAGCTTCATCCACATACGGGCAAGTTTTTCTGTAGCTCTGCCTGCACGTAGTGCAAATGAACCGTTGTCCATACCGCCTTCCCAATGACTTTTTCCTACTAGCTGTAATTGTCCGTCATCGTCAAACTTGTAATGAACAAAAGGAGGAAAGTTTAACTTTACTTTTGTATCTGCAATGGTCTTTGGGTTCTTTTTACGTCCAGGTTCTTCTGGAATATGATCATATGTCATTACACGAAATATTATTTCTTCTTTAGTAATTGACTTATAGTCTACTTCGCAATCTGCTTGTTTAACTTTTTCACCTGCTGCTTTACGGGTGGCGTAAGCGTCTCTTGACAGTCTTTTTACTTTATTACGTTTTGCTTCTGCAATGGTTCTAATATTAATTTTATCTACACTTAGTAGGATTATATCAAATTGATTGTAGCTTTCATCAACAAAACTTGAAAATGTTGATTTGGATTTATGTATTTCCAATAATAAGTCTTTATTATTGAGGTAATTTACTTTTCTCATTAGATCTCCTGGTTGTTTATACTATTATAATATACTCTGTTAATAAAGTCAACTAAATAATGTATATAGGAGACAATATGAGTTTTTTAAAAAATTTAGGCAACAAAGTTGTTAACAAAGCAAAAAATGCAATTATTGACGAAGTATCAGATACAGGCTTTGGCCGTGCGTTAAGAACGTTTAATTTATTGCCGGGTGCTAACCCGAATAACGATGGATCGTTTACTGCTGGCTCTTGGGATACTGGGACAAATGCTGATTGGCGTGTTAGAATTTCGCTTCCTCCTGGCGGTGCATTTTCGAGTAGTTCTATCTTAGCACCATTGAAAGAAACTCAAAGTGCTATGGTGTTTCCTTATACTCCGCAAGTATTTATTACACATAGTGCAAACTATAATGCACTACAACCTACACATAGTAATTATCCGTTTCACATTTACACTAGCTCACAAGTGGATCAGTTTACTATTACAGGCGAATTTACAGTTGAAAATTCAAAAGAAGCAGAGTATTGGATTGCAGCGGTACACTTTTTAAAGAG